CACGCTTTCTGACTCAAATAGAACCGTTGCGGCAGCGGCCCCGTCTCCAAGACATCCGACAACGAACACACGGCGACGGCGCTGGGCCACTCCGAACCATTGTGCGTCCAGCACCCGGTAGGCCCACCCATACCCCAATGCCCCCAACGCCCCAAGGAAGGCTCCAAAATCCCTTCCTCCGTGGGATGACAGGACGCCGGGCACATTTTCCCAGACAATCCATCGAGGCCGCTGACGTTGAGCGATCTCAAGAAATGTAAGCATGAGTCCACCTCGCGGGTCGTGGAGTCCCTTGCGGAGTCCTGCGACACTGAAGGACTGACATGGCGTTCCTCCGACCAAAAGGTCGATTGCTCCCAAGTTCCATGATTCATGGCGCGTCATATCCCCCAAGTTCGGCACCTGCGGCCAGTGATGCGCCAAGACCGCGCTCGGAAACTTCTCCACCTCGGCAAAGGCCGCTGGCTCCCAGCCCAGCGGTTCCCATGCGACTGAGGCCGCTTCGATGCCGCTGCATACGGAGAGGTAGCGCACTTTGCCCTCGTGCTGCGCGGCAATGCGCTTTCCGATCCACGCCATGCACGGCACGGCCATGCTGTTGCCCAGCGCCTTGTAGCGCGGCCCATCCGGGCAGTCCTGCGGCGACTTGCCGCGCCACGGGATGAGCGTGTGATCGTCGGGAAATCCCTGCAATCGCTCGCACTCTCGCGGGGTGAGTCTGCGGACGGCCATCCCCCCCCCCGCTACTGCCGCACGCTGGCGCACGGTCAGTCCGTCGTTCAGCGCCACGTTCCGCGCTCGGTGCGGCAACTCGTCGGCCCTCGCGTTCGCGTTGAAGGCACAGATCATTCACGCCGCCCCTCCGATTGAATACTCAGCCACCCTCTTGCCGCCGCCCGTCTCCACCATACGCTCGGCAATTTGCCAGCCTTGGTTGCGAAGCTCGTGAATCCGAGCCGCAAGGCGGAAGCATCCGAAGCGTTGCAGCGCATCCAGCGCCGTGAGTGCGTGGCCCGCCTGCAAATAGGCAAGGATCTTACCTGCTTGCGTTGGGCGGCGGTGCGTTTCGGGCGCACCGAAGGAAAGTTCGGGCTGCCAGGTCATTGTGCCCCCTTCCCATAAACCCAACTCGGAAGGTTCAAGCACTGCACCTCTGGCGCATAGCCCGGCCACTCGCCCGCGTCCTCGCACTGCGCGATCAGTTCCAGCGCGTCATTCATCATGCCAACGCCCAAGTCCAGCGCGTCGGGGTGGATCTCGTAGACGGCCACCGCATAAGGCGGGGCCACTTCCACAGCGATCCAGTAGAAGCGGCACGGCGGCAGGCCGTTTAGCCCCGCCAGATGGCAATACCAAGCCGCCGAAACGTGGTAGTTAAGCGATGCCGCTTGCCGCGAGAAGGTGCCGTAGTCGGCCCCTGCGCTCGTGGTCTTCACGTCCACAATGACGGCCTCGTTGTCCGACTCCACCTTCAGCGCATCGACGCGGCCCTTGATCCAAAGGCCGGTGCGATGCTCGGCAAACATCGCCACCTCGCTGTCGCACCCAGCCAGCAATGCCTTCGCCGCATCATGCGCGGCGATACTGTCGCGGATTCCCCGCACGGCGCGGGCCTCGTCGGCGTCGAGGATTGGCGTGGTTCCAACGCTGGCTTTCCACTCCTTGCCCTCCTTCGTGCGGAAGTCGCCTTCCTTGCCTTCGGGTTTCTCCACGAACGCGGTGTCCAGAAGTTGCGGCTGCAAGACGGCAACGTGCGAGACAACGCCGAGAGTCATGGCCTTGCTCGGCTCGCGCTTCAGTTCCCCCGCCATGTGCGCGGCGTAGTGCGCTGGCGTGAGCGGCGGCAGGATCTTCTTCGCGTCTGACCCAGCAATGGCCGTCTGGGCGCGATACTCCTGCTCGATCATGTCGTAGAACAGGCCAGCGGTTCCGTATTTCAAATTGCGCATGGCTAGAACGGGATTTCGTCCGCCTCCGAGTCGTTGCTGGCCGGTGCCGCTTTGGGCGCATCCGACTTCTTCTCCATGTGCTTCCAGTTGCCGATGATCGGCCCGCGCTCGCCGGCATCGCGCTTCTCTTTGCTGATGCCCTGGGTGACGTAGCCATCGTCACCGTATTGACTCTGCCCGTCGCGGTTCTCCCAGAGGATCGCATCGAGGTAGAGCCCCTTCTTGCCCTGGTACAGGTCGGGTTTGCTGATTTTCGTAACGTCGATTTTAAGTTGAATTGCCATATTGGTGTGTGTGTTGGTTGTTTGGTTGTTGGTTAGAAAGGAATGCGGTCATCGTCCTCTGCCACGGGAGCCGGCGCGGGTTTCGCCTTGGCCTTCGGCGCTTCGTCAGTCATGCGCGGTGCTGGTTTTGCGCTGGCCGTGTAGCCAAATTTAAGCGGTGTTCGTGGCGCAGACGCTGAGGCCGCGTGGCCGTCATCGTCTTCGGGCGCAAGACCGCACGCGGCCATAAGGCTGTAGCGGCGGGCGTAGGTCAGCGCCGAGCCGTAGCCCTGCGCGTCATTCTTGCTTGAGGGCACGAAGAGCTTGCCGAAGCTCAACTCCTCTCCGCTGTCGTGGAGCAGGATCGTCTCAACGCAAACGCCGCCGTCCGCGTGGTGCGTGTGCTGCGTCAGCGCAATGCCGTTGTCGTTCAACGCCTCAACCACGGCCTCGACGCAGGCCGACAGATCGGCGTAGCGGCTTTTGAAATGCGGGTTCTGGCTGCTCTTCAGTGCCGGGCCAAAGCCTTTCTGGGCCTTGACCAGCGCGGCACATATCTGCTTGCGTGGTTTTGACACGCTCTCTGGGTTCGTCTCCATTGGTGTGTGTTCAATTGCGGGTCAGGTGTTAGCGCACCTGGCCCGTCTTGGTTTTCGTTCAGATGGGCGGGCCTGTGTGTTTGGTTGTCCGTCCGAAAAGTTGATCCCAGCCATACACGGCCACCGCGAGAGCGGCCCACTCGTGGCTCTTGATGCCGTAGGTCGGGCCCGGCGCTTTCTTCGTTCCCTGCGGGCCAAGTCGGTCAATAAGCGCCTGCCTCACGTTGCCGTCCTTGGCGCGGGGCGAGTTGCAAAGGTGCAATTTCACATCCTTGCGAAAGACTCGCGTGACGTTGCCGCCGCTCACGCTGGCGGTCTGGACGAAGCGACCGATCCACACGCACGTCTCAAACACTGATGCACCAACGGCCATGCCGTAGCTGGCGATCATCTCGCAAAACACATGGCGGCGAGCCCACAGGCCGTGGCTCAAAAAATGCTCGTTCTCATAGATGCCGTGGCTAATGACTTCGCGCCCGTCGAAAATGGCGAACGCCGACTTGTCCGTTCCGGGATCGACGCCGACCACCACGTTGTCCACGCTCTCGGCGCAGTCGCCGCAGTCGGTCATGTCGGCGAAAATCGACTGCCCGCATTTGCAGTAATGGATCTCGCGGCTCATATATTCGCCCACCCTCCATCCGCCGCCGCCTTGTCGGCGCATTTGTAGCTGCAAAGCGTGTCGCGCAGCCCCTCGATCTCCGACTGCATCCGCTCAATTTGGTCACACGCATCATCAATCATCTGACCGATAACGCGCGGCGACGGCTGCTCAAGGCTGGTGTCGCCGCGCCGCCAGCGGTTGAGCGTGCGAAGGAAATTGACGGTTTCGTTGGTCATAGCTTCGCCCGCAAAATGTTTTGCTCCTCGCGCAACAGCGCCACCTCGGCGCGTAGCTCTTGGTTTTCCTGCTCTAGCCGAATAATCGACGCCGCCATTGAGTCTTCCGCAGACCACGCAGGCCCAAAGCCGATCTCACCGACTTGAAATTGCGCCGAGGCGGCGTTGTTATGCCCCCCAAAGGCCACCGCCTCGGCTTTTTTCTGATGGTAACCCCCTTCAGAAGTCATAGCTCGCAAGCCTCCCGCTCTGCTTGCCGCAGCTTTGAAAGTTGAATGTCCGCATCGGCCTCGTCCGCCCACGATTGCAGCTGCTTCCTGCACTCCTGCAAATCGCGCTTGAGCCGCAGGCTTTCGGCTAAAAGCAATTCGGACTCGCGCTCCTTGGCCTCGTTGTCTAGGCGCAGGCGTTGCAACTCCTCGCGCAGCGACCCGATCTCAGCCCGCAGCGGGCTGACGATATCTTCCATTTCGCCGTAAAAGCTCATTTTGCGTGGTGTTTAAGGATGCCCTTCCAGATGTCCGTGGCCGGGAGCTTGAAGCCGATTAGGTCGCACCAGTGTTGGCCCTGCGTAGGGTCCAGCCAAAACTCCCGCAACCGCGCGTGCTCAAGCACGTCTTTCATGCAAGCGATGGTCAGTGGCTCCCAGCGCACATAGCCGTCGCGGACGGTGCGCTTGCGCGGCCAATCGCGCAGGTCGCCTTCGCGGGTAAAGAGTCCGTAGCGAGCGAGAATGGTCGTGTCTTCGACCGCTAATTCCAACATCGCCCATGCAATCAACTCCTCGGGCGTCCGCTCGGGCGACTTGCTGCCTGTGGCCGCACCCGGCCTGCCGTTGTGGGACCGCGCGCCCACGCCAACTTGGAAAAGGTCGGCAATCATTTCCAAAATTCCCAAACCCAAATTGCCACGAAGAAAACGCCGACTAGGACAAGCCCGGCGACAAGAGCCTCGTCGGGTGGCAAGTGCGGCGTCACGGGCGCGCGGCCTCCAGCCGGTCGATTGCGGTCCAAGGGTCGGGTTGAACCTTTGCGGGCTTGTGGCCCTTGGCCTTCTGCGCCTCGATCTTTTGCAAGATGCGCTTGAGCAAATGCGGCGGGACCATCGGCCGTTCGCCGCGTGTGTCGCGGTGCAGAGGCGCGATGCTCAAGCGACAACCTCCCCTGGGAGTTTGCTGTTGAGGTAGCGTTTCCGACCAACCGTTTTCGGATCGACCTTGCGGTAGACGAGCCTCCTCGAGGGCCGCGACTTGTTCACCGATTTCAATACGCCCTGCACTCGTTTGTCTGCGGCTGCGCGCTGCGCCTGTGCTTCAATGTGTCGGCCGTAGGCAAATGCCATTTGGCCGGTGGCGATGAGAAGGGCAAAGGCGAGAAACGCGATGCCGATTAGTTCAGTGGTTTCCATGTGTGTTCTCCTTCTTGCTCTCAATAAGCGCCTCAACATCGCGGATGTCGTAGCGCACGCCCTGCGCGGAGAGCCGCACGCGGGGCAAAAAGTTTTTCACCTTGCTGCGGCCAATGCGCAGCATTGCGGCGACTTCTTTTTCGGTGAGCAGGAGCTGAGTCATGCTGCCTCCCCGTTCAATTTTTCAACAAGCAGCACGCGGACGTAGGACGAAAGGCTCATGCCTTTTTGAAACGCGGCCTTCCGCGCAACGCGGATCAAGTCCCCCGGTAGTGATATGCCTGCGGCCTTGGCTTTCTTGTTTTCCGCAACTGGTTTTCTCGCCATGCGCCAAGGTCTATCAAGTCTTGTCAGACCTTGTCAACGCATAAAATGGGGTGTTTTGCCCAACCCCCAAAAATTGACAAGAATTGAACGCCGCCCTACGTTGTGGGCGTGGCTTACCCGAAAAAAGACCCGAGCAAACTCTCGGTAAACGCGGGCGTCAGCTTGCCGGCGGACGTTAAAAAACGCGTCACCGCTTTGGCCGCTGCCGAAAACAAAAGCCTTACGCGATACGTCTACGAGTTAGTGCTCAAACAGCTTGAGAAAGCGGATGCAGCCCTTGAGAGGCAGACGAAGGCACACGCAGACAAGGCAAAGAGTTCCGTGAAAAAGCGCCGTTAAGAGGTGAAGCATGGTTTTCATTTCGCTGGGGTTTATATCGTCGGGCGTAGGACATCTGCGTATCTACCCCCCCCCCCCCCCCCGCAAATCAATAATTAGGGAATGAAAACCGATACGGTCAAAGTGGGATCATTTTCAGCCCACCTTTGGCTGTCCTCTGACGGACGCTGGAAATGGCACACCCGGCGCTCTGGTCGGCGCGCCCTTTGCACCGCCGTTTCGCTCGATAAGGCTAGGGCTAAGGCCAAGGCGCAACTTAAAGCCTTGCGCGACGGCAAAACCGAGCTGGACAGCCTCAAGCCCGCCGTGCTGGCCGACTTTTTGCGCTGGCGCGACCAGCAAATAGCCAGCCCTAGGCTGGCCGATGCCGTCGAGGACTACCTAGCCTTCCTGCACAAGCGCGGCGTCCGCGAGACGCGCATCATCGACGTGGACTTGACCAACTTTGCCAAGGCTCACCGCAAGCCGATTGTCGCCATCACGCCGGCCATGCTGACCGACTACCTTGACGGCCTTGCAGTCGGAGCTAGGCGCTGGAACAACGTCAGGGCGTCTATTGCGGGGCTGTTTCGCTGGGCTCGGACAATGGGCAAGTTGCCAGACACAATCACCGCTCCCGAAAAAGTTCATGCTCGGCGCGTTGAGGACAAGCCAGTTGGCATCTACACGCCCGAGCAATTTATGGCCCTGCTTGCTTGCACCGATGAGGACTTCCGGCTGGCCGTAGCCATCGGCGGGCTGGCAGGGCTGCGTAGCGAGGAGATTCATCAACTGCGCTGGGAAGACTTGAAGCTAGACCGCAACTTGATCGAGGTCCGCGCCGCCACGGTCAAAACGGGCAAGCGCCGTCTCGTCCCGATCCTACCCGCGTTGGCCGCGTGGATCGCCGTCAGCAAGCCGCAGGAGGGCAAAATGGTTGCGCCCAGGCTTTCTTTCTCGGTCCTGCAAAAGCGGCTGAAGCGGCATCACGGCATTAAGTGGACGCACAATGGCCTGCGGCATTCCTACGGCACATATCGGTGCGCCGTCCTCAAAGACATTGCCGCCGTGTCCTACGAAATGGGCAACTCGCCCAGCATGGTCAAAAAGCACTACCTTGAAATGCAGGACGAAGCCGCCGGAAAGGCGTGGTTCGATGTCATGCCTGGCATACGCACGTTTGAAAAAGCTACCACAAAGTAACCAGTTTTGGACACTCGCCCACCGGTCAGTTTTATCAGATTCTTGCTTCAACCAATTCCAGCCATGCTCAGTTTGACTCATGGCCGAATTTTCAAATCCCACCAGCCCGACTCTGTTAAATCAGAGAAAAGCCACAAAAGTAACCAAGAAGTCACCACTCCAAATCGCGGAGTATGACAGGAGGTTTTGACACCCCGTTCGCTCTTGCGTGGCAAGCAAGACCAAAGGCTGGACCCGGTATCTATGTTGTAGCTGCACGCATGGGTCCGAAGCCGACCCAAAAGCCCTCGACGCTATCCTCCGCTTGCGGGATGCATGGAAACCGCAGTTTGTCGCCCACCTCGGGGACGCCATAGACGCCCGCGCCCTGCGCGCTGGCGCACGGAAGGATACCGACAGCGCCGACCATGCCGCCGATCTGGCTGATGACCTCATGCAAGGGCTGGCTTTCCTCAAGCAACTAAAGCCAAACGTCTACCTTCTCGGAAACCATGAGGCGAGACTGAGCGAGTTGGTGCACTCGCCCAACGCGGTGCTCTCCTACGCCGCCGGCCACGTCATGGGCCGCATCGAGGACGAGATGGCGAAGCTCAAGTGCCGCATCATCCCTTATGCCGGCGTCCACAAGTCAGGGATGTTCATGCTTGGCGACACCGGCCTCACGCACGGTTCTGTTTACAACGTGTCTGCCGCCCGCGACATGGCCGAGATGTGCGGCCACTCCGTCATCTTCGGACATACTCACCGCGTGGCAATGGAAAGCGCCAGGACGCACGCCAAAGCCATCGGATATAACATCGGGTGCGGCATCAAGCTGGACATCGGCTATTCGGCCCAGCGCCGGCAAAGCCTTGGATGGCGGCACGCGGCGGCATACGGGCATTTCAACGGCTCTCACTGCACGGTGAACATCGCGGTCTTTGATCCGCATTACCAGTTGCCGCTATGAGCAAGCGCGCTGCCAGCCCCGACGCTGATCTCGCCAAATGGTGCGCGGCCCTCGCCTCGCCTTCCGTGACGGACGTTGTGCCGCCGGGCTGGTTCACTACAAAGCAACTTTCCGAAAAGCTCAACAAGCCTATTCCCACCATGAACCGACTGCTGGCCGTGGCCGTGGCGGATGGCCGCTGTGAGGTTCAACGCTTTCGGGCGATTGCAGGGTCCGTCACTCGGCCAGTGCCGCACTACCGACCCAAATGACCTACCGCATTCAGCGTGAGTCCGTGCCTCTGGCGGTTCTGCCGCTAGACGAGCAGTGCTTTCCAAGCGACCACCGCCCAACGCTGGAAAACTCGCTGTGGTGGGTCGTATGGCGCGGGCGCGAGCCTGTCGCCTATGCTGGTCTGCGTGTCTGCGAAAGCTCATGCAATGCAGGACTCGGATTCCTGTCTCGCGCAGGTGTTGTCGCCAAGCATCGAGGGCGCGGGCTGCAACGGCGGCTGATCCGCGTTCGTGAGGCCGAGGCCAAGGCGATTGGCCTTAAAGAAGTCATCACCTACGTCGCGCACTGGAATTGTCCGTCGCTCAATTCACTGGTGGCTTGCGGCTACCGTTTCTACAGGCCCGCGACAAAGTGGGGCGGGGCGGCTTCTGTGTATTTGCGTAAGCGTTTCTAATTCCATCGAACTCTAATCCCATCGAATAAGGGGGGTGACAAATTGCCCCCATCCTTTTGTTGCGTTGGATAGGCACTGACGCCGTCACGTCCTAGCGAACGTCACAAAAACACTGCACAACTTGTGAACAAGTGATGCGTTTTCTATCCGAATCGTCTGCCTCATGCATGCGAATGACTGCTTTTTCGACACGTTTCCGCGACGTGTCGATGGCATCGACATTTGGCAATAGTTCAAACCACGCTTGAACTACTGCGCGTTTTGTATGCCGCTCGGCCGGATACGAATGAAGCAACGCGCCAACTTGCGCGGGCGGGTCTTCAAATAAACGCCATCGCCATCGCGGGAGCCAGCGCCATTCGTGTTGCCTTCGATGGCCTCAAACTTGTCGCCACGGGATTCTTTAACGATACCGATATGGCTGAAGTCGTAGACGACCAGATCGCCCGGCTGCGGCTCGGCGGTGTCGGGCAGGATAGCGCAAGTCGCAGGCCGAGCTTCGGCCCACTTGATGAACCCGTAGGCCAACGCCGTTTTCGGTCGCCACTTAGCAGGCGTGGTTGATTTGAGCGCCAGCCATTGCACGTTCTCTGGGTCGGCCAGCCACTGCTCAAGCGCCCACGCGCAGAACGCCGCGCACCAAGGCCACGCACCGTGGTCAAGGTTGGTTGCGGCTTGGTATTTTCGGACGGCTGGCCCTTGGTTGCGGCCTTTAGTTTCCTTTCGCCCGATTTCTTTTTCCGCGATCTGCACCAGAAGCGCGATTCGCGGTTTCTCGGGCGTGCTCGGCGCGCTGGTCGAGGATGCCTTTGAGGGCGAGGAGGAGTTCGGCAATGTCGGCGCTGGGCCATTTTGCGATGCCGCGAATAAGCGATTTAACCATTTGAATAGTGCTTTCATGTCTAGAAGTCCGTCCCGCCCCGAACGCCGATGTAGGTGATGCCTTTTTTCCACGAACCCTTCACGACGAGGCGGATCGAAGTGGCGAGGCGCGTAAGGAGGGGGCGCGTGTCAGACGGCGCGGGCCTAGGCGTGAACGCAGCGCGCATCCACCACGCCTTCACGGAATAACGATCTTGTCGGCGGTGCTGGCGGCGTTCTTCTCAGCCGATCCCCACGGACGCCAGAAAAGAAGAAACCAAGCCTGCTTTTGAAGGTCAGCGCCCCCGGTCATGCGCCAGCCGCTTTTAGCCAGCGGCAAGCCGCCGTCTTCCATGTCGGGCATCGTGGCGCAGCCCGCGCAGAAAAGCGCCACAAGCGCGGCAACGTGGCGCATTACTTTTTCTCCCGGCGGAAGACTTCCCAGACGCCGACCAGTGCGAGGATGGCCGACACTACGGCGGCGCTCTGAGCGGGGTCTACGGAAAGACCGAATGCTCCTAACAAGGCAAGCAGACCTTTATAAGTGGACGGTTCCTTGAGGCGGGCGAGGACGTAAGTCATGCCCCTGCCGTGGTGTCAAAGCCTGCCCCGTTCGCCATTCTTGAATGGAAAACGCGCGACGATTTCTTTGGAAAATGCGAGAGCCGCCCGGTGAGGAGCGGCCCTGCGTCCCGTGGTCGAAACCGGCGGGAGGAGATTATACTGAAGTTTCGCGATTTAGGGCTGGAGGCTAAGAACAGCCTCCCCACTCGCCTCCTCAAAGCTCGCCTGCGGCACGCCGAAAGACTCCGCTGGTGCGGGTGTCGGGTTTGCGGCCCATGAAAGCATGACGCCTTCAAGCCATGTCTTCGCGGCGTTCATCTTCGGGCCGAGGGGCTTGCCTGCTTGGAGCAGGGCCATTTCAAGGCGGCTGAGTGCGGCGATCTGGTAGGCGCTGAAATATTGGCTGACGGCTTGTTCGGCGGTGATCGTCGCCACAGGCGGCACACTCCACTGTCCATCTTGCCACACCGCATCCGCAGACGGCGCGGCAGGCTGCACGGCCCAATCATCAGCCTTCGGATTGCCAGCGGCCACCCACGCAGCCATCTGGTCGCCAAGGTCGCGGACATCGGAGGGGTCGGTGATGCGGTAGTAGTTAAGCATAAACTCGCGGATGGTTGGCGACTGTCGCCGTGTTGTTGTTGGTGATGGTCAAGCCGCCGCGCACATCTTGGAGGTTGCGGATTAAGGGCGCGTAAAAGACAAGACTTTGCGGGCGCACTTTGTCGCAGGTTATGCCCCTGCTGAGAGAAAGAATTTCGTCCGCATTAAGCGCGGCTGACCACACGCCGACCTCGGCTATCGCCCCATTAAAATACAGGCCGATACCACCGCCACTATTACGCGCTCCAACATACAGCGAATTGATGCCACTCGGAGTTGAGCTTGCGGTGTTGGCCGTTCCTGCCACGCCGTCTAAATAGGCTACGCGGTTGTTGGACGCAGAAAACACTCCTGCCGCGTGGAGCCAGCTATTGGTCGGTGGCACAGCGCCAGCAGTGGCAGTGTTGGTTGATCCGCCCGCAACGGTCTGTGCTGCCACACCAGAGCTACTGACATTTAGCGCAATCTGGAAACGATCCCCTGTCGTTGTATTGCCAATGGCTAAATACGCACTTGTGCCCGTGGCCGAAGGTCTGGCCATACAGGCAATCGTCAATGGTGCAGCGGTTGCGGGGGCCGACGCGGTGGACAGGTATTGGTTGGAACCGTTGAGGTTGAAGGCCATATTAAGCCGCGCTCCTAATTTCGACAGCGACCAACTCGGCATCGCCCGTCATGGTGTCTGCTGCATCTGCGCCCAGACGCTGAACGCGCAGGCGGAATAGGTCGCCAGCCGTGATGCCGTCGATGGCGGTGCAAGTGATGCTGCCAGCGGAAACAATGCCGCTTGTGCCAGAAGTAGCCGCTGTCGCCGCCGTGGCCGTATCAAAAGAATCCGAGTCGAGGTCGGTCGTGCAACGCTCAAAGGCCACGCTCCAGCGCACGTTGCCGCTCGTTGCGGTGGTCGCCATGAAGTCCAGATTGACGGTGAGGCCACTGCCGAGGGATGCAGCTTCGGGCATGATGCCAACGAAGACGGCGCTTTCGGTCGCGGCGTCATCGAAGTCGAGGACGGCAATGCTGTTGCGAGTGTCGAGGGTGGCGAAGCTGCTGGCCGTGGGCTGGTTGTCGCCTGCGGTGAAGACGGCGTAAGTTTTGGTGCCACCGCCGAGTTGAGAGGTCAGCGCAATAGTGCCAGAGGCATTCGGCAGCGAAATCGCCCGATCTGCTGTTGCTGTTCCTGTGAGTGTGGTGCGAGTGCCACTGACGCCGAGGCCGATGGAGCCTGTGCCGCGAGTGTTGATGGAGCCGCCGCCTTGAGACAGGTCAATGGAGCCTCCCGCTCCAGGCCCGGCACCACCGCTGCTGCCCGACAAATTAATACTTCCTCCCGCCGTGCCGCCGCCTCCTTGCTGGTCTCCAGCTCCACCGCTTAAATTTATTGACCCGCTCGCCCCTCCTGCGCCGCCGCCTCCCGCCGTGGGATGCGCCGCAGCCGCAGCTCCTCCGTTGAGTGAAATATTACCGGCAGCGCCCCCTGTAAACGCTCCTGCGTTCGTTCCGGTTTTGACCTGCACGTTTGCACCAGCTCCATCAATAAATCTGGCGTCTCCTTCGAGTGCAAAAGTGCCGTTAGTGTTTTGCGGGAAGTCTAACTCGCTTCCATTAACAGTCATAAAGCCTTCTTCGGCGTTTATGAGTAAGCCGAACTCTGGAATACCGATTCCGGTTGGTCCGTTGATGGCTAAAGATGCTTGGCTAATTGAATTGAGAACCCCAGAGCCGAGGCTGCTGATCCGCCCATCATTCCCCTGGCACGCCGTGCCTGCTGTCGTTCCGTAGGACACATTGGCGGTGATCGTGCCGCTCGTCGTGACGGGCGAGCCGCTTATAGAAAGCCCGGTGCCAGCCAAAGCAACTGATGTGACCGATCCGCTGCCCGATCCTGCCGCAGCCCATTCGGTGTCGTAGTTGGTAGAACTGACCTTGCGGAGAACTTGACCCGTGCTGCCGCCGACCGGGACGCCTTGGCCCTGCGGTCCCTGCGGCCCCGCCTCGATGACCGTGATGACTTCGGTGGCCGCGCCCGTGCGAATTGTAATCGTCTCGGCCATGTTAGCGGGTGATTTCGCGGCTGACGACAGCGCGGCCTTCCATGAGGCGGCGAACTGCGCCAGATGGGTTCACGACTTCGAGATCATAAAGGTAGGTCGCGGCAGTGATGGCGGCAGAGGAGACGGCAGAATAGGACAAACCAATCACGCCGCTGCTCAACGCCGTCATGGTGCTGGTAGCGGTAGAAAGCGACACCGTGGGCGATGCGGCTTCTGCCGTGGTGCGCAGCATCATGCGCGCCGTCCAGCCGGTGAGGTTTACCGGGTCGCCGTCGGACTCCCAGAGCAGGGTGGTGTCCCATGTTTGGCCTTGGGGCAGACAGAGATCCACTTGCGCGGGACATTTGCCGTATAGATCGCTCATCGGTTCCCTCCCCTCCGATAGAAGTCCTGCTCCAGCATCTCCACGCGCGGCTGGAGTGCGTCGAGACGCTCGTCATGCTGCGAGACGTTGGCCTGTAGCGTTGCCGCCCACCACGTCATCGCGGCGGTTTGCGCGATCAAGACCAAAGCAAAGGATGCCAAGGCCACATTCACGGATTTGCGTTCGGCGTCGCTCATATTACGGGATGATGTCGGGGGCCAAGCTGCAGGCGGTTTGATAAGTTTGTTTTTTGCCGCTGCCGCTGACTTCGATTTCGAGCTTGGCGGTGGTGGAGCCAGAGGCAACCAGGGCGGCGATTTCGCTGGTGGCAAAATTGACGTTAGCTTGCAGCCCGGCCGGCGCGAGCAAGGTTGAGCCGACCACCGAGACGTTGGCGTAGTCGCGGTTTGCTGATCCGTTGGCAAAAGTGAGCAGGTATTTTTGACCAGGCGTGGCGGTGACCACAATTTGGTTGGCTGCGTTGATGGTAATTCCAGCCGCCACAAGCGCAGCTTGAACGGCGGCGGCGTCGGCGTTGTAGGCCAGCTGGCCGGTGGTCACCGCTGGCAGGGTGACCGTCCCCCCGCCGCTGGTCGTGAAGGCCGAAAGGCCAGTGGTGGACGATGCGGTGGAGGCCAAAGAGAAAGTGTCCTTGCTGTTGCGAATAACAAAATAGCTCGAACCGTTGGCGACCGCACTGTTGGTCAAGCTGAATGCGGTGAGCGATACGGACTGACCGCTGTAAAGTCCGTGATCGGCGGCGGTGAAGACATTGGCCGAGACGCTGGAGACCGTCACGCTGCGGCTGGGGAGTTGTATAGAAAAGCCGCCACTAACAGGCTGCGGCGAAAGACTGATCTGCTGCTGCGCGTTTGTCCCGCTGCCGCCGGTCACCAGTGAGGTGATCGAGGCCGCGACCGTTGTAGTCAGCGCCGTCCAGGATGTCTGGAGCGCGGCAGGAGTTGTCGTGCCAACGGCAAATTTGACGGTGTTTGCCGAGTAGTCGAGGAACTCGTAGGGCGGCGAGGTGCCGGTAGGCTTCAGAAAGTAAAGCTCGATTGCCTCAACATCCTCGTCAAAAAACGCTGGAGAACTCGCCTCCAGATTGGAAACAGGCGAAGAAACAAAGGCTCTTTTTTGTGTATCTAAGAAGAATTGCCTCGCCTGCATTAAAGCAGGTCAAGTGTCAACAGCCTCGGTGCCCACCTTTTCAGCGAAGAATTTGTATTTTCTAGGCTGCCCGTTTTCGCACACATCGAAGATCATGGTCGGCTGCAAGAGCCAGCCGCTCTTGCTCGCCTTGATTTTGTAAGCGGCGTTTGACCCATCCTGCTTTAGCGGCAAACAGGCGACAAAGTTGCCGTCTAACGCTCGGCCAGAAATCGCGTTGGGCGCCTGGCCCGGACTGTCCGAGGTTTTTCTGGCATCCGCCTCGAAGGAATGCAGGTAGTCTGGAAGATTCATGTCGCTACAACCTCCAGTCGGAGCCTGGGGTATCGTCCTGCTCTATCGAAATATCTGACGACACTTCAAGCTGTCGCACCATGCCAACAATCTTTTCTGAGACGGATTGATCGCGCTTCACAAAGGTGTCCACTAGCCCCCAGAATCCGCTTTTCTGGAAATTGAATCTGCGCCCAATTTGCGCAATTGGGTTTAACGTATATATCGAGCCTTTGAGCGTCATAATAGAATGCGTTGCAGAGAAAGTGACGTAATCAAAGGAAAGCGTGCCGACGTTGCCGTCTTTGTCTTCGGCTTGCCCGTTAAATGTTTTGGTAGCGGTTGCGTTTGTCACGATTAGTCGCGGAGGGTTGACCACCGAAACGTAGGTGGCAGAAATGTAGACCAGACCGTTTTTTCGGTTGATTGAGCGCGTGAGCAGAAACGGCCCGCCTTGCAACGATGGGAGGCCGGCGGGCAGGACCACGCTGGCCGGCCAACTGGCGTCGAGCTCAAAGCCGCTGGTCGATTGAGTGCTGGGCGCTAGGAACTCGGCGTTGACCGTGACCATGCCGTCCGTTGCCACGGACGAAGAGCTTTCCAAAAGCACTAAGCCTGTTTTCTGCGCGGACCTGACAATCGTGGCGGCCATAAAATTAGGCGGCGAGCACCCGGATCGGGAGTCGTTCGGTCATGATGCGGATTATTGTGTCAAGCTTGCCATCGGGGCCATCGCCGCCACCGCCGCCACCGCCACCGCCAGAGTCTTGGTTTTCGTTGATAATGGGATCGCCGCCCTTCCCTTTGTCCGCTTTGGCTTGGTCTTTCACCCAATCCTCGAAGGCTTTGCCGTCCCCTGGCAGCCTGCCTTCTTTTTGCATTTGGTCTCTATATTTTTGATAGGCTTCCCCCGTGTTGCTTGCCCCATCATAGTTCTCCTGCAAGTAGTCTTTGAGGTTGGCCCGGTCCATTTGCCGATCGAATGCGCGCTGGGCGCGGTTTTGCGCGCGGATAGCGGAGTCAGCCATTCCAGCCGCCTCAAGTTCGGCGGCGCGCAGGCGGGCGCGATCTGCGGACTTGTTGCCGCGTAGCTCGCCAACACGTTGGTTAAACGTCTTCTCTTGATCGGTCGATGAGCCGCCGCCCCTGCCTCTACCCCCGCCACCACGATCCTCGGTTGTATTAATCTCGACGGGCGCGCCCGGGCCGGCGGAGGTTGGAAAGTTTTCCGAGCCGGGATAGGGAAGCTTGAACGGGTCGCCATTGCCCTTGCCAAGATCAAAGCCGCGCATATCTGCCAGGGCTTTAGAAAGTGCGGCGCTGCCTGTGGAAAAGTTTTCCGACACGGCGGCGGAACTGTCTTTCATCCCGCCGGCCGCTGCTTCTGCGTTTGCCATGTGCTCGGCGGCTTTTTGCAAGTGCTGCTCCGCGCCAAAGGTGTCTTCGTAGACGTATTTTGAGGACGCCGTGGCATCGCTCCAGGCGTCTCTCATTTTCGCGGCAGAATCTTCCATCGCCATTTCGGCGGTGAGGCCAGCTTCTTTTATGTCGCCCGTTATGCTATCCAGCGCGTCCTTGGCAAGTCCGGTGAAGGGTTTCCACAGCGGGTTCCAATCCATTGCCGACAAGACAGACTTGATGCCGTCGGCCAGCAAGGTGGTGAAAGCCGCGCCCACCCTGGCGAAGCCTGCCTCAACGTAACCAAAGAAACCACTCCAGAAGCCTTCGTTCTGCATCAGTTCGTAGTAGACGTTGACCGCGTTCCGCATAGCGGCATCAAGGGCGTTGGCCGCTTTGAGAACGCCAGCGAGCAAGAACTCTCCAATCGCCATGACGTATTCCTGCGGTGCGGCAAATGCTGCGCGGATGGAGTTGCCTAGCTTTTCTCCAAAGCCAGCAGCGTCGATAGTGGCAAGGGCGCTTGCTAAGTCCTTTGCGCCTGTTGCGCCGGCCGTTAGACCAACGGCCAGCTCGGTCAATTTGCTGCCAACGGCGTTTGTCAATTTGTCGCCCATCTCGTCAAGCGAGGCCGCGTTTTCGTCTAAGATGCGAGGCAGAGAACCAAGCTCGCCTTTGGCATTGGCAAGTTCTCCAGCAAAATCCGAGGCCAGTGGGACAATCTCCTTGCCCGCCTTTTTGAAGACATCTATCGCCATTGCCGTCCGCAGGGCCGGGTCTTGGATGCCGGCAATCGCCGCCATGAAGACTCGCATTTGCTCGATGGGAGATTTGCCAGCCAAGTCGGCCATGCTAAGGCCAAGTCGGTCCATCGTGGCGCTTGCGGTTTTGCTTCCCGCCTGGAAGTCCGTCATGAAGTTGGACATCGAGGCGATCGCCATGCCCATCTTCTCGCCCCCCACGCCCGCGTTATCGAAAGCGCGCTCAAGGATGGCGAGGTTGCCCGCCGTCTCCCCTGTCGTTTTGGACAGATCGTTAAGACGCCCGCCCATATCCAAGGCGTTTTTCACCGAGTTAACCGCTGCGTAGAGGCCCACAAAGGGCGCGATGACCCCAGCGATGCTTGCGCCCATCGAGGCGAACGAAGCCGAAACCTTGCCGGATGTCGCGGCGGCGACTTGCTGCAACCGCGCCGCGCCAGAGTCAAACCCTGCCGTGTTCAGCGAGGCGTTAAACCTGATGGATTCTCCGGCCATTTGCTTTGCCCTCTAGTGTCAAGACATCTGCGCGAGTCCGGGGTAGCGGGCGAGCACGCTCTTAATCGTCCCAGCCGCCTTCAGTTCTACCGCCTTGCTGAAATACTTGGCGCGCGCGTTGAGCGCCCGGCGAAAAGCCGTGCCCGCCTGCGCCCAGCGGTTCATGTGCGTGAGGTTGTTAACGAAGCCGACCTCGTATTTGTCGCCGCTGCCCTTGCTGTGCACCTCAATCAATTCGGTGAGCGGTCCTTTCTTGTGGTGCGCCGCTCCCCGCACATATCCAGGCGCTTCCACCGGGATGCCCAGCTTGTCGCCAATCTTGACGAACATTGAGGCCGCTAGACCGCGCGCTTTGCGGCGGTTAAGCAAACTGGCCTGGCGCTGTTCTTGAATTTGCTGCCAGAGCCAAGACGGGTAGCGTTTGGACTGATTGCTTGCGCCCAAATAATAGACCAGCCTGCCGCGCTTGCCCGACGCCCTGCGTTGAGCGGCTCGTTGGCGCAGGCGGGCCGCCTGGGCTTCGCTGTATTGTTTGCCCGTGCGGGTCTCGGGACCGGCGTATTCAAAGGCGTATTGCGAGCCAGGCTGTTTCTGCCAGTTGTTAAAGATGCTTTTGTCGGTGGCTTTCTTTGTCCCGCGCACGGCACCTTTCAACATGGCGCCGAGTTCATGCTTCATTACCGTCTCGAAGTCCTTGCCGCTGATCTTACGAATGTCGCGCATGGCCGCGTGGAACCGCTGCGCGGCTTTCTGGTCGGGCGTGACGCTGACTTTCACACTAAGCGGCGCCTGTCAGCGCATGGGTTAGCATGGCATCAATGCTCTGCGCGCCCTCGGTGCCGCTGTCGATCCAGCGCGCGGTGCGGCCATTGCATAGCTCATCCCACAGCACCATCTGGTTCAAGGCGGCCAGCGGCAAATGCCAGATGGCTTGCTCCAAACTGATGCCGTATTTAGCGACCCGTGCGGCAAGGCATAGCTGCCAAGCCGGGCGGGCCTTTAGGCTTTTGGGGCGAGCGGATCGGCTGGTTCGCTTGGCGGGCTTTGCGTGATCGTGGCGGCGACTTGCTCCATTTGGCTGGTGATCCAAGGCACATAAGCAAACACGCTGCCCACGGCCTGCGAGTCCATGAATTGGTATATGTCCGCGCGCAAATCGTCGATTGTGGCGATGCGCTTGCGAATGTCACTGATCGGCCTGCTGTGGAGATAAACAAACGAATACACCGCAAAAGCGTAGTCGCCGTCTTGCTGACCGGTGACGAAGCCGTTCTTTAGCCGAGCCAACAGCGACCAGGTGGCTGCTGTGACGGGCCGAAGCTCTGCTCCCTCGATCTCGTTTGTTGCACCTAACGCCGCTGCCTCAAGCAGCCCTTCTCTTTTTTCCGGGTCGATATCCATATCGACCGCGCGGAGGTGTCAAAATCAGCCTGGGAACGGGCGCAGCTGCGCGCCAGTGGTGCTGTCGTAAATGGGGCCGCCGCCGTCCTCGGGGTCGTAGGGCCAGTATTCGGTGGCCTTCAAAGTGCCATTGAGCGACACAATTTCAAACAATTCCGGGGGCGGCGTCAGCGGAGACTCGCGGAATAGATCAACGGCGAAGTCCAACTTCAGCACCTGCACTGACAGTTCTCCAACTTTGTCGCCAGTCCCAGCGGGTCGCGCTCCAAGCATATCGTCTTGGTCAAAGTAACAATCAAAGCTTGGGCCAATGCGGACAAAGCTGTCGATAAATATGCCCGGGGCATCAATGACCCATGTGTGGTCCGCTGGCGTCCTGTATTGCTTGCCTTCTTCCTCGTCATAAATGACGCCAGCGCAGATTAGGTCTTTCTCGTTTTGAAAAGTTTCCGTGGTTACAGCGTTTTTTGGCAGGTCGGTGACATTGAAGTCGTTGGAAATGTTAAAGGTTGTGTTTTGTGGTGGGGCTGTGTTGGCCTGCTGAATAAATTCAACTTCAAGCCGCCATGTTTTGACGCGCCACCACATGGGCGCTGCTTTTTTAAGCAGTTCAATTCCCTTGAAATAAGCTTGCTCGGGATCGAAGCACCACGGAAACAGGCCTAAATGTGTGACTGTAGCCATCGGCTACATTACCATCTGCGCCACTTGGCGCTTGGTCTCAGGGGAAAGTTTTTCGTCGGCCAGCATGATGCCGCCTTGCGGGAGGTTGACCATGACGAGGCGGCGGGTCTTTTTGAAAATCACATCGAGGAGGATCTCGCGGTTGTAGAGCGCGGCGCGGGCGCCAGGGAGGTCGGGCAGTTCGGCGCGGAGGTCTTCGCAGGCTTCTTGGCTGGTGAGGATGGCCTCGACAATTTTACCAGTGGCGATGCCGGCCGCGCCGTCGCAGCAAAACCAGTAGTGCACCGTCTCGCGGCCCTTCTGCACTACTCGGCTGATCGGGTCTTCCTGGCGGATTTGAACGCCAACCGTCAAAAGGACGGAGGCGACTTTAGTGTCGGTGGTGGCGTAGAAGCTCGCTTGCATATCTGTATCTCTTGAGCGCCGTCAGGCGCGGGGCTTAGAAGCCGTGGTTGGAAGCGCCGATGGTGACTTGCTGGAAATCGTTCGGGGCGCGGTTGATGGCGACTGAATCCACGAAAAACGTGCCCGTGACACCGCCCAGGCCGCTGGTTGCGTTAGCCAAGGTGATGCTGGCTCCGATGGTTGGGGTCGTGCTCTTGAGAAAGCCGCTCATCGAGGCAACGCTCTTTTTGCCGTGGTAGGCAACGGCCACATGGTCGCCGTCCTCGTCGACCACGATGGTCTTGTCGGAGTCCGAGGTCTGCGAGAAAGAAGTGAAAACGGCGACGGTTTCAGCCGAGCCGCCAAAAGTGATAGAAGTGAGTCCGACAATCGTTGCTGCCATAATATCTAGGCAGCTTTGTCAACCAGCTCAGACCCGATAGATGCCCACCCGCTGCCCCGCCTTTTGCTCGTAGCCTTCGTAGGCCGTGTCCTTGATGGACTCGGCAACGTCCTTGTCGGCCAAGCAATCCGGCCAGTTAGCCAGGCGAATCTTGCCGCTGGAAACTTTAGGCTGCTTGGAAGGCTTCGTTGACCCAGATACGGACGGGGATGGTTCGGCTGAAGGTTCTTTCGTTTTGCTCATATTGAATCGGTTCAAATTCCAAGCCCCAGACGTAGGTGATGTCCGTTGCGTTGAGGCTGGTCTTGAAAGCGTCGGCGTCCACGGTGTCCATCAGCGCCTTCCAAAGCGTCTTGTAACCCGCAGCCCCGGTATCGTCATCGTCCGCATCGGGCAGCCGGCGCAGGTCTTTCTCACTCTGCGGCGTCTCGTCGGCGCTGCCCGTGAGCGTGATAGAAAGCCGCGCGTTCCATGTCTGCATCCCAAGCACAAGCTCATCAAGTTTCTCCGCGCGGACGTAGATGCACGGCAAAGTGTCCTCGTCGGACACATCAGCAGAGACAACGCGGCAGGCGTTAAGGCCCGCTACGCCATCAAGCACAGTGACAGCCGCCAGTTCTAGTGATTCTTCCAATGAATAAAGTGCTGGCATGGAATTACTTGCTGTCTGGAGATTGCAGGGTGAGGTCGATGCTGGCCTCGTCGGTGTCGATGCCGACGATGCGATAGCGCCGCCCGGCGTATTTCACGATGCCGCCCATGCGGAAAGTCGGCGCATTGGCTTTGAGCACCGTGGCAGTCAGGCCGCGCTGCGCCTCAAAGCCGCCTTCGCCGAGCGCGTTGCCATAGGTTTCCTCGCCGACCACGGCATCGTAACAGCGTTCCAGATACTCGATCTGGTCGCGGATCGTGCCGACCGCTTCCGTGCAGCCGGCGGTATATGCCTGGGCAAACTGACTCATTGGCTTACAGCGCCTTGTCAGCGGCGGCGAAGATCGAGCGCCACACTTCCATCGGGTTCATTCTGGCGCGGCAGAAGTCGCGGCCACGGCTGGCGGTATCTTGCCAATCAGGGAAGCGCAGATCGTCAACCCAGGCGCAGAGATCGTCGCCCGTAATGCCTTCGGGCAAGGCGAGCCGGTGGTGGCGGTCCTTGAACCACTCGCAGCCCTCGTCTAGCGGCTGCACCTCGGCAACCAAAGCTCCTGCGGCCATCGCCTCGTAGACGCGGATGCTGTGCCCCTTGCCGTTGGCGGGTGGGCAAAAGACTCCCGCGTAGGAGGCATAGGCTTGCGCGACTAAATGGGCCGTCTGGTCGTGGCGCGGAATGTTCAAAACATCCACCAGTCCGCGAGACTGCAACGCGCCGAGGAGGCGGCGGCGCTCGCCGTAGATGCCGGGGTGGTAATCGGCGGTGTGGCCGACAAAACAAAACCTCTGGATGCGCTCTGCCAGCGCAGGGCCGGGCTGGAATAGATCCGTGGAAACCCACAGCGGCAGTGTCTCTGCCTTGCGGCCCATCTGGCGCATGATCTCGGTGTCGCTTGATGTCGCGCAAATATAGAAATCGGCCCACGACTGCATCTGCTCGAAGTCGCGGTAGCCAGGGAAGGCGTTGCCGAAAGTATACTCGCCAACGTAGCTAATGATGGGCTTGCCTATGGTGGTCAAATGGTCGTGGTGCGCGACCATAAACTGCCAGTATTGGTATGGCGAAAATAGGAGGATCGCATCCGCTGGCGAGTTCCGCAGAAGGCGCAGCACTTGGTCGGCGTCCTGCGGCATCGGGATGACGTTGACCGCCATGCCTGCGGCTTGCAGTTGCTTGAAAGCCGCCGAGCAAAAGCTGGCTGGCTCGGCGTGGAAATAAAGAACGTCAGCGTTTTTTATCATTTGGCATCGGCGCACTTGGCAAACAGCGCCTCGGTTTCAGTAACGAAATTCGGGTTGGCCGTCAGGTAGTCAGGGTTGCGCTTGCAGAAGAGGTCAAACCCTTGGCGGTAGTTCTCCACGGAATTGCTGCGGGCCGTGGTTTCGTGGTTCTGCCCGCCCGCTGTTGGGTGCAGATGGCGGATAACAATGTCGGTTGGCACAACCCATTTGTTTTTGATGGCACGCCAGGTCAATTCTGTGTCGCAGAACATAGATCGGTAGCCGTCAAAATATATGCCGCCTCCGTAGCCTAGGCGCTCTACGGCCTTTCGCGTGAGGCACGGAGTGCAGATAAGTTCGTCCTCGCGCACGCCGTCGCCAATGGCAACCATCGCCGGGCGGTCCACCTTGCCCTCAAGGGCTTGCACAATGCGCTCGTCCCAATGCAAGGGCGGTGCGCCCAGATCGTCTTGCGCGTAGATTAGAATGTCGCCACAAGCGGCGCGGGCTGCGGCGTTGGTCGCGGAAACGCAGTTTGTTTGCGCAAGGTTGCCCGCTGGCGATGTGGCGTGGCGGAAGCGGCCCAAGAGGCCCAGATCCTCGCTGTCGGCCTCCATGCCGAATATGTGCTCGATGCGTTCGGGATTTTTGGCGTTGTCCAAAAACAGCTTGCGGATGCGGGCCGCTTGTTCGGGGCGTCCGCGCGTCGGGTGAATGATGGAGATAGTCGGCTCCTTCTGGGACTTTAGCCGAGCGCGCTCGATGTTGTCGGCTTTGTCTATGTCGCCGGCCATGCGGAGCCATTGCGTCCACAGGGTTTCTCCTGCCCATCCGTAGAGGCCGTCGCGGTGGGTCCACGGTTTATCTACCGGGCGCGGCAGGGCCATCATGGCGCGGATATAGGCTTCGGCGGTCACGAGGTCGCCGAGGTCGAGGTGCATAGCGCCGAGCAGGGCCAGGGCTTCGCGCCGGTTCGGCTGGGTGCGGTAGGCCGAATGGAGGGCCGTCATCATCGCTTTATATTCGGGCGAGCTTGTTTCCAGTATTTCGGGGCGGGCCAACTCGCAGATGTTGAGGCAGAGTTCGTAGCGTTCGGTGGCTTTGAGATCGGGATGCGCCAGCGCCTTCTTGGCTAACTCCATCGCTTCTGGCTTGCGGCCCTGCCCCATGTATTCGCCATGCAGATGGTAAATCTCGGAGACGGTGCGCTCGGCTTCGGGGATGCTTTCGAGGATGGTCAGATTGCGGTTGCTGCCCTGCTTGGGCTCATCGTCGGGCAAATGGATCACGGTCGGCTCGTCGCACTTGGCAATGCGGGCATCGGCACCAAGCTGGAAATTCTCGTGGATGCGGTTCACCCACTTGCCTTTGTCGCGGCGGACGAGGCGCTCGCGGATATTGTGGGCGATGCCGCGCCCGGCGACATTGTGGAACAGGGCGAAGGCGTCGAAGTTCTCGCCGTGCTTTTCAAGGAGTTCGTGCAGGGCGGGTGCGAAGTTTGGCCCTGGCGTATCGTCCGCGTCCACCCACAGCGCCCAAGGTTTGCTGGCAAGGTCGAAGGACTTCTGGCGGGCGGCTCCGAAGTCGTCGACGTGAGGCCATTCGTTGCCCGGGGCGTTGGCATAGACCTCATACTTAGCCCCGTGCTTCTGGCACACTTCGGCAATCTTGATGCTCTTGGCTTCGGCCCCGGTGGCGTGGACTACCACCATCTCGCTGACGGCGGGGGCAAATTGAGTCAAGCAACGGTCAAGCCGTTTGGGTTCGTTGCCGACAATGACGCAAAGCGCGATTTGCTCGCGCGGGCTTTGTTTCTCCATCTCGGCGGGAGATGGTTTGTCAACAAACAGAAACCCCCGGCGTTGGCCGGGGGCTCCGTGTTGCGTATGAGATGGAGACGAACTACGCTCCGAGAGCCAATTTCGCGGCACCCGTGATCGCGCGGCTGCATCCGAAGACGCATTCGAACGAAACGTAGTGCTTGCCACTGGACGGATTGTAGTGGCGGCGATAGCCGAGCGTCAGGCCGCTCTGCGGATCGTTGACCACGGTCGCGGCGAGATACTCGCTGGGAGCCTGCGGTTCAAGGGCGCGGACGGCGATGGCAGCGGCGTTCGGGTGAACGGCCATGGCAGCCAAGCTGATGCTGTTGGTCGGCAAGATGAGCGACTCGTAGGCGTTCATGCCCAAAATGCGGGGCACGCGGCCTTCCGAGATCACGTCACGGGAACCGAAGGCGCTGGCATCCAACAGACCGCTCTGGGACAGGAGGCTGTCGTAGAGGGTGGTGTTGAGGATGAGGGCGCGGTCGGTCAACGGGGCTTTCTCGTCGCTCAACGCTTTGCGGAGGGCGCGGGCGTTGGTGATCGTGAAGGCCGAGAGGTTGGTGAGCGTGGCGCTGAACTGCGCGGCGCTGCCAGCCGTGGTGACGAAGAGGTTGTAGAAGGAAGTCAGCACCGACTGCGCGAGGGCTTTGCCCTGCTGGGTGGCGAACTTCGTGATCTCCGCAGCCGAGGATTTGGAATACTCGGTGTCGGACAGCGAAACGGTGACGATGCGGTGGGTGTCCACGTTGATCGTGACCTTGTTCATCGTGCCGCCGTCTGCCTCGTAAGAGTCAGCGAAGGTGGTCGCGGTGAGGTTTGCGATGAGCGGAACCTCGACGGACGCGCCACGACGCACAACTTCGTTGGAATACGAGGTGGTGAAAATCGAGAGCGGCTCGAGGTCAGCGGTGAAAGACTCAAGCGCGGCTTGCGCGATGAGCTTGTCGTTTAGGGCTGAGTTGATGGTTGCCATAAGATTAGTAGACGGAGGCCATGATCTCCCGCTTGTTGTTGCGGTAGTATTCGACGGCTTCGGCGCCAGAAAGATTGTTGAAGATTTGGGCGGGGGTCAGTTCGGGCTCGGCCTGCATGACAGCCACGGGCTCAAGACCAACAGAAGCGACGATTGCCGCAGCCTGTTCGCCAGCACTTTTGGAGGCCGCGAGCAGCGCGGTGATCTCCTCGTCCTTGCTGGCCGACTCGGCGGTCAGGCGCTCGACTTCGGCTTTGAGGGTTTCAAGTTCCTTGGCGATGTCCTCGCTGGCTTGCGCCTGCGCGGCTTCGGCGGAGTTCTTCGCGTCAAGATCGGCTTGCAGGGCGTCAACTTTCGCTTGGAGGTCGGCGGTCATGTTAACTTCCGTGGAGATGTCAACGGCTTCCTCGGCGACGGGGGCGTCGGTCACGCTGACAACCGGCTCCGCGACTTCGGGAGCGGCTTCTTCAGCTTTGATGTTTTTCGCGGATTTGCGGGCCATAGAGTTGGAAAAGGTGTCAAAGCGCGCGCGGGCGGCTTCGGGGGTGATGGAGGCGGCGGCTTCAATGCCGTCTTCGATGGCGTCGGCAAAACCGAGGGCCACGGCTTCGGTGGCATCAAGCCACGTTTCGTCATCCATCATTTGCGCGACTTGCTCGGCTTCCATCCCGGTCTTGCGGACGTAAGCGTTGACCAGGGTGGCCTTGAGCTTGTCGAGGATGTCGGCTTCTTTGCGGAGTTCGTCGGCATCGCCCATCGTCATGCCCCACGGGTTGTGGATCATCACGAGCGCGTTGTCGGCGATGAGGGTCTCGTCGCCAGCCATAGCGATGACCGAGGCCATCGAGGCCGCAAGTGCATCAATGTGAACGACTAAGCCGCCTTTGTGCCGACGAAGTGCGTTGTAGATTGCGGCTCCTTCAACAACGGAACCGCCGACAGAATTGATGCGGAGGTGAACACGCTGGCCGGAAAGTTTTTTGAGTTCGGCAAGAAAGGATTTTGCGGTGACGCCACCAAAACCGATCTCATCATAAATGGACACTTCGGCTTCGCCGTCTGCGGTCTGTTGAATTGCATACCAATGGCGACTCATTGCTGGCTGGCGTTTGTCAAAGGAACGCCGTCGCCGTCAGTGGCGGGTTGTTCTTCGGACGCTTGTAGTCCGCTGGAAAGCGTGATCGGGCTTCGCACCGGGCTTTCGATCCAAGCCTCTTCAACTTGTGGCGGCACTTGTGGCAGGCGCATCTGCTCACGCACAGCCCTTTCGTCTTCCACGTTTGGCGTGATGACGCCAGCGCGCACGGCCACGCCGTAGGTGTCGAGTTGGTCTTTCATCGGATTGGACGCAGGATTCGGGTTGAATGTGGCAATCTGGTCGGGGTGCAACTGGTATTCGTTGGCAAGGTCAGCAAGGAACTTGGCCTCGACGGCCCGCTGGCGAAGCTGGTCTTTCCACTCAAGGCCGCGCTCGCTGTAATCTTCGGAGTAAGTGCGGAGGCCGGCGCGGACATCGTTGAGGTTTGCTTGTGCTTCGCGTCCGTAGTCCACAGACGCAGCGGCCGGGCGCTGCCATTCGACGCGCCACCAGTTTTCGTTCTGCGGGAGGAGGCCGCGCTGCATTCCGAGCGTGATGACGTGCGCCCACACACGGGAGCACAGGCGGTCGATGAGCAGGGCTTGGCGCTGCTCAAAGGTGCGTTGCGCGCGAACCAACACGGCGCGCAGGGCGGCGCCGCCGGCATCGGCGGGACGCGCGGCAAATTCCCACGGCACGCCGATGTTGAGGCAGACTTCGCGGAGGAGAAGGTCGCAGAAGTCGCGGAAGTTTTGCGTCGGGCGGTTCGATGTCCAAGAGATCAAGTCTTCGCCCATGCCGAGGCGCGGGATGGCGCCGCCTGCGTTGCCGAGGCTTTCGACGGTGACTTCGCTGTTGTCCTGACTGTTGACGCTGTGGGTCGCCTCGCCAAAGAAATCCGCGCCTTGCGGGTTGGAGGACTTGATGGCGAGGGCGATATAGGAGGAAATTTTGAGCGCCATCTTCTCAAAGCTGATGGCGTCCGACACATCGCGGAGGTGGTTGATGGACGGGGCCAGCGGCGTGACGTAGCGCAGTTCGTCGCCCTGGCTTGCCTCGCCAACGTGGATGAGTTGCTGCGCCGGGATGTCCTCAAAACGCTGCGCGGGGTCAACGCCATCGCCGACCAGATGGCGGTAGAAGATCGGGCGAAGCTGCGGATTGACCACCACGCCGTCGATGATGTTTTGCGCGCCTTCGCGGGCGGTCGGGTTGCTCGGCTCGTAGATCGAGGAGCGCGCGTCACCGATGCGGTGGGCAAGGATGAGTTGCAACGCGGGATACCCGGTCGATTGCGCTGTGGCGCGGAAGAACACTTCGCCGTCGCGGTCGATAGCGACCGAGGCGATGCGCTGCATCTCGCGCCAAGTGTAGCGGCCTTGGATGTCGGCCACTCGGCTCCACTGTTCAAAGAAAGTTTCGGCGGCGTTGTCCCATGCCTCATCGCCGCTTCGGGCCTGCGGGCGAATGCCTGTGCCTGTGGCGTATCTGGCCTTCTCGCAAATCAGCCCACGGACAAAGGGCATATTGTTGTAAACCCAGCGGGAGAGCTTCATCAACCGCTCGCGGTCGGCGCCGGATACGTCGATGTGCGAGTCGGTCGCGGTCGCGTTGTAAGGGAATCGGCGCTGAATCGAAGGCCGCGCGGCATCGTAGCTTTGCGCCTTCGGGCTGAAGGCTTTGGTCACAAGTTTCCAGCGGTCGGCGAGTTTCATCAGTGCAGCGGGTAGTTGAAGGCCATGATGGCGGTCTTGCTGGTCTTGCGTGTCAGCCAGAGTTCCAAGTTGGCGGCGCTAAGATCCTTAATTTCTTTCCAGCAATAAAACGCCAGATCCGCAACGGTGCCTGCGGTCTGGTCGGGCGGGAGCGAGTAGGAGTAGCTCTTGCCCCCCATGCTGGCGCTGACGAGAACGCGCCCGCCCTCCTTGGCGACGGTGAAGTTGTTGGAGGCGATAGCCTCAAGCGCCGCGACTGTCTTTGTCGCGTCTTTGTTGTTGGCTACCCAGACTGAGAAAACAAAGGAGCGCGGAGACATTGCTCACGCTCGGACTTGTCAAAGACTCAACCGACCGCCTGTGGCTTTTGCGCCTGCGTCTTAAAGACCCCGCCAAAGTCAGCCAGCGCCGTGACCATGCTTTCGCAGTCAAGAAGGTGATCGTCTCGCTTGCCAATGCGCGTCCAGAAAGCCGTCTCGCGCCCGGTCAGGTGGTTGCGCTTGACCACTTTTTTGTGCGCGTTGATTTGGCGCTGGTAGCTCTGGGACACATCTGCGGCCACCGTCCATTCCGGCCCTGCCCCGCTTCGCAGCCATTCCAAAATATCCTGCGTCAGTTGCGATGACCAAAGCATATGAATCCAGCCCTTGCGGAACGGGCGCACAATAGAGGCCGCTCGGCGAATCTCTTGGCCCAACTTGATCGGGTAATGCGCGCGCTCCTCGCCCTTGCAGGGAATCCAACGGTTTTGCATACAGCGGTCGTAGACCTCTTGCGCTCGGAAGCCGTAGTCCACGGCGACCAGCTTGGCGCGGATCGGCCCGACCTGACGCATCACATCCAGGCCAAGCTCGGCCACCTTGGATTCCACATCTTCCCAAAGTTGCAAGCGGCCTTCGTCCACAAGGCGGCTTGACCCGTCGCGGGCAAACGCGCGGCAGACAAACCAGTAGTGATCCATCTGAACGTCCACGCCCATCATTCGCACCTCGCCATCGCGCAACGCATCACGCAGCGCATACTCGCCAAAGGGAATCACCCGCTCCTCTTCGTTCATGGATTCTTCCCACGGCTCGGCAAGTTGCGACTGAATGAAGTCCATAAGGCCAAGCAGCCCGGCCTTGGCCGTAAGAAATTGCGCGGCCAGTTCGCCAAAGTCACAAGAGCGCCAAGGCGCATACAGGGAATTGAGGTGGTAGCTGCGGCGGTTCATCGGTGCGCCGGGGTTAGTCGCGCGCCACTCGCCTCGGCGGATCATTTCCATTTTTTGCCCACTGCTAATCGGTTGCTCGCACGATTCGCAGTAGTAACGCGCCGTCTCCTTGACCCTCTCAAGGTTCCACGTCTTGCCGTCTTCCAGCTTGGCATCGTCCGACCATCGAACGCGCGGCCACTGAAGGCGCTGCATATGCTGGCAGTGCGGACACGGGACGAAATAATAACGCTGGTCGCCCGACAGAAACGCTTTCCAGATTTGCCCCTCGGCGGTGGTCGGCGTGGAGACTTTGACCGTCAGGGAATTGGCAAAGGTTTTGGTGCGGTTTTGAGCCAGGGCAACGGCGTCGGCTTCTTTGGTTGATTCGCCAGCCAGCTTATCGACTTCATCCAAAAGCAGCAGGCCAGCCGGACGCGAACTAAGTGACGATGGAGAGTTTGAGCCGACGAAGTTTAGGACGCATTGGTCAAAGGTTTGCTGAAGGTGCTTGAAGGCGTGGCGGTTTTTATCGACTTGCGACTTCAACACGGGCGACTCCTCGACAATCGGTTGCCAGCGCACCTCGGAAAAGCTGCGGGCCAGCGCCTCGTTGGGCATGACCCACACCACTGGCTGCGGGCGATTGACTACGCGCCACGCTGTTCCCATCTGAAGCAGGGTTGTCTTGCCTGTCTGCGTGCCAAAAACCATAGCAATCTCCGAAACGTCCACATCGGCAAAGCTCTCAAGCGGCTCCCTCATGTATGGAGTCATGGCCGTGGAAAATCGCCCCGGCATGGCCGTCCCGGTGCGCTCACTTAACCAGATTTCATCCTCGCACCACTCGACCACGGTGCGGTCATCGCTCACGCCGTAGACCGCCCGCAAGTCCTCGCGCAGTTGGTCGGCGGCGGGACTCATATCTCGGCGCGCACGCCTTCCTTCAGCTTCTCAAAAAATATCTTCAGTTCGGTTTCGATCTCCTTCTTCGGCAGGCCGTGGAGCCTCGCGGCCAAGGTCTTCGGGGCCGCATCGAGTTGGCGGCGGATGGAGTTATGCGGGCGCAAGAAAATGTCGCGGGCCTCGGAGTAGTAAAGCGTGATCTTTTTCTCGCGGAGGTATTCGCGGCGGAATTGGTCGGCCCGCTGGCGCACGTTGGACGCCAGGGCAAAGTTGCTGTTGGCCTTGCGGTATTCCTCATGCGTTGCGCCGTTCTTGGCCGCGTGTTGCAGTCGCTCGTAAGCAATCTTCTCGGCGCGCTTGGCCCTGCGACTGTGTTCGATGGGGTCGCTGTTCTCCTCCTCGGCAATCAGCGCCTCGGCATCTACCACTTCTTCCTCTGGTAGTTCGTCCACGAATGACGGTTCGCCAATCGTCACAAGATCGGGCGTCTTGCGCTTTACGTTGCGCGGCTTGGCGTGGCGCGAGCGCCATGCGTTCATGGTATCCGTGTTGCCTTCTGGCATCCCGGCATTGAGCAAGTTGGCGGCTTGGCTTTTGGAAATGCCAAGCTGGTCGGCTACGCTGCGAACGCTCATATCTTTACTAAAGCAGTATAGTTAAGCAGGGCCAAAAACGGGTGATTTTGGCAAAAACCGACCCCACCGCATTTGCGCCAGAATGGCCTGTGGCGGGCTTTTTTCTGATTGGGCCGTGGTGTTGCGCTCATGTCCATTTAACTCCGCCTGTCAGCCTTGCTGGACGTTTAAGCCACTACTGGACGCACGCAGGATCGACGGCCTCATCACGGGCACTTCCGTCGCGTGGTTTTGAAGAGAATCCTTACTGGGGGAGTCAAGATTTGCGCGGCCCTGGGTCCCTGTCGCCCGCACCACTCGCGTCCGCTTTATCCATCCCCAACCCTCGTCATCAAGTATGAATCCCGGCTTGCTCACGATGTAGTCAAACAACTCCAAGCATCCCATCTGCCCTGCAATCAATCGCGCGTGCTTCTCTCCGCGCATCGACCACAGCATGAGCGTAAAGCCCTCGGCCTTGCGCTTGTGCAGCCACGCAATCGCCTTGGTGTTCGGCTCGCCGCTTATGTGCAGCGTGCCGTCTACATCAACAGCGATGACGCGCGGAGGCGGAAGCTGTTTGTTAGCCTTCAAGCTCCTGCACCGCCTGTATCAGCGACCGCACTTGAGGTTCAGCCAAGAACCGCGCCCTTGGAAACGCCGAGTCCATCGGGTCAATGTTGAAGCGCACCGTGATCGTGTAAGCGGGCACATCGGCCACCTTCTCCGTCTCAGGCTTCGGCACAGTAGGAGCAAAGTCACGCAAAACCAGTTGCTTCACCGTTGCAGGATCAAACAGCGAGGCGCGATCCTTGTGCTTCTTTGCCAGCCGATAGTTGTCCCGCGCCAGATTCGGGTCGATGCCCTGCTCGCCGAGCCCGTCCACAAATGCGTCGAAGGCATCGCCAAGCTCCATCTCTGCTTGCACCAGCAAAAGTCCCTGCTCGTGCTTTAGTTCAAGCGCCTCCTTCATCGAGCCAATGGCCGATGCCTTGGCCTCGTGGATCTTTTCCGATAGCGCGCGGATCTGCTCCACGCTGACGCTGCTTAGTTCTTTGCCGTTGTATGCTGTGCCCATAGGTCGTTTGTCTCTTTCTGTTGGTTGGTTAGGTCTATTTTCTTTCTGGTTTGCCCGACGATCAGTTGTCGCAGGGCATAAGTCTTTCTCGCCTCGATGCTCTTCTGGCTTCGGGCAATAGTCGCCGGGTTAGCCGCCTTCCGTATTTCCACCACCCGCTTGCTGACCGCCGCCCGTGTGACGCCGAATTGCTTGGCGATACTGGTCTGCGTCTTGTCCTCGTCCTTGTCTTCAAGCTCAAAAGCCGCCTGCCAGGTAGCGACGAAGTATTGCAGATCGGGACAGGCCGACACTTCCCGCGCCTGTTGCAGAAAGCGCACGATAGCCTCCCGCTGCGCCAGCCTGTGCCCGTCCTTGTCGCTGGTCTTGAGGGTCTTGGTCAGCGCCGCCTTCCCGTGCGTTACAGCATCAGGGCAAACCTTCACCTCCGAGGCCCGGCACATCTCCAGCCATTCGTCGGCCCAAATGTCTTCGGGCTTGTCCTCGTGTTCGGGCCAATAGCTGGCCTCTTTGCGGTCTGCGGGGTCGCCTCCGAGCATGGCTGCGCGTTTCATGTCAATCATCTGCGGTTTCTCCGTCTGCTTTTGCTCTGCATAAGTCGTCGCGCCTTGGCCTTGGCCCGGTCGCGTTTGGTCTTTGTCCGCTTGCGCGCATATCGCGGCCCAACCGGGCGCACAGGGCTTCGCCCGTAATGCTGGCCGGCTTCGTCCATTGTTTTGGGAATGGTCACGCCGCCCTCCTTGCCGTCTCATTGGCCCGCAAATGCCGCGTGTCGCGCTTTTCCAGCCAGCCAATACACTCGCCGCCGTTTCCGACATCGGCCACGCTCACGGCATTGTCGGAGATGACGCCGTTGTCTTGCAGTTCGTTCAGCACCAGCCGAGCGTCGAGGCCACGGGCGGCGATGTAAGCGCGCAAACTTTCGCTCATGCCGCCCCCTTCATGCAATTCGGGTGCGATGGAACAACAACGCCGAATCGCCCTGCGGACATAACGATGGCGGCAATGGTGCGCTCGCTGACGTTTCGCATTTTCCACAGCTTGTCGGCTTTCTCGACCAAGTCATGCGGGGCGTGGATGTCGTAGCGGGCAAAAACACTGAGCCAAAAGTTTTGCAACTTGGCCGTCCTTCCCATGCCGCGCACGGGCGCGATGATGTCCCGAAGGGAGAAGTCGCCGCCTTTCACGCTGCCACCTCCACGCCAGCCAACCGCTGCCGCATTTCCGAAATCGACGCCTTCAACGCCTTCACCTTCGCCATCGGCTCGGCCCGCAGCCTGCGGTCGAACGAGTCGGGGACGGCCTCCTTGTTCGCCGGGTTCGCGCAGATGCGGTCTACCTCCTTCTGCGCGGCTTCGATTCTTTGCTGTAGCTGCCACACGCCTTCGGGCTTCGGGTTCCCGTTGTGGCCATTGACCGCACCGTTGCCGAATTGCTTCGGGCTGCGGTTGCTCTGCCACTTGCGCCAAAATCCCGACAGGTCATGCGGCATGGACGAGACGCGCCTTCCCTTGCCGTCCAGCCATCCCGCGCCCTCGCGGTCATCGTGGTAAGCCCGGCACACGTCTTCGGGGATGCTGGATCGCCTTCCTGCTTCAATGACTTCCTCGACCGCAAACCCCGCCTCGCCACCTACTGTGCTATATATACTCTTCTCTTCTCTTCTCTGGTAACGCTCTTGTAACGCTGGGAGCGTTACAGAATCGGCCCTTGTTTTTTCGACCCGATTCTTTGTAAGTGCCCGCTTCTTAGCTGTTTGGCCGTTGTGACGGTCAAAGTGCGGGAAGGACAAGTCGCCATCGCGGCCCTCCAACCAGCCCACCTTTCGCATCGCCTCGGCGAAACCCGGCGTGGTCGTGATGCGATCAAGCACATTTGCTGTAACGCTCACAGCGTTACAATCTGCGATGTGCTGATCGGCCCACGCCCAGACCTTCCAGAGTCTTCCGACTACGGCAAGCTCGTCCATTTCCAACGCCGCCGCCATCTGGAACACCGCTGGGTCGGTGTCCAGATTGCAGCGCATTTTGATCCAATCGCCTGCCATTTTAAGCCTCGATCTCGGCGATGATGTTGGCAAGTTGGCGGGCCGTCAGTTCGCACGGCTGCATAATGACCACCCGCTTGCCGCGCACTCGGTAAATCTCATGCGCTTGGCGAATAACGGGGGCGATCTCCTGCTCGGCCTTGCGTTCTTCAAGATACGCTCGCTGTGCTCCAACGCTGCGGATGTGTCCGTTGAACACTTGGCGGCATTGCTGCGGTGTGAGGTTTTCAACGGCGACCTTGAGCGTTGTCGGCGTTTTGCCCTCCAACACGAGAAGATCAAGGGGCTCGTCAATGGCTCGCTTTTGCTCTGAGTAGGGCAGGCGCACCAAGTGCCGCGCCGCAGGGTAGTCAGCAACGAGCAAGTTGGGCATGATCTGTTTGCGGCCCAACTGCTCAAAGCGCCGAACAACGTCTTCGGTTAGGTATTTGGAACGCTCGCAGATGTCTGCGGCGGTCATGTCGTGTTCGTCCATGAGTTGAACGATGATTTCGCCAGCCTTTTGCCAGCACTCGATGCCGTTGCCAATTAGACCGGCTACTTCGTCAATTAGCTTGGTTGAGGATTTTGTTAGTGTCATGTGTTCTATTGGTTGCCTTCAGTTCTTTTACTTGTGATGCCGCCAAATGCATGGAGAAGAAGGCAAGTTCTCCGCGACTTAGCGGTTTGATCCGCGCGCGCTTCTTTGCTTGCCGGAAAATGCTCGTTTTTACCTGCGCCTTGACCGCGAATTTGTCGGGCCAGATGGCCTCAAGGTTGGTCAAAAGTTTCTGAGAATCGCCGATTTCTTGCAAACGAAAGCTGTCTTTTGCTCGTTTATATAGAGCGTTCCACTTATCTAAAAACGACTGACCATCGCACCTGTTACACCGCTTAAACACGGCGCCATTATCAAACAGTTGCCCAGACAAGATTGCTTTTGCAGAAGAAAGCAGAGTTTCCATTTTGTAATGGTCGCCTCGCAATTTGTCCGGCCACTGCCAATCATTTCCGTATTCGCCATACTTAATTTTGACGCCAGAATTTTTCACGTCTCGGTGAACAATGCCGCAGATGGGACAACATATAACCTGTTCATAAAAAAACACTCTGCCAACGTGTTCTTCTTGATACGCCCAACACTTTGTGCGGTCGAAAGGCTTAAACAGACATAACATTTCTTTGCTTGTCGGAATGTGCAGCCCCCGCTCCGCGTCAAAATAATTATTCCAATAGTATGGGTCGGCTTCTGCGTCTTCGCGCCTTGAACCCCCAAAAACGCCCGACATACTCCACCGCGAACTTGATCCACCCCATCCGCTGCTGCTTTCTCGATAAATAGAAAGCTGCTCAGAAAAAAACAACTGAGCCTCATTGGCGTGCAGCCAAGTATTCCCAAAATGGAAATCTATGATGACGGCGCACGGCCATGCTCCTATTGCCTCAAGCTGCGGTTGTAGCGACAGCAATTCGTCGCGCAGCGGCCTGCACTTGTCTTCCGATTCCTTGGCGTTAATTCGCTCAATCTCGGCCTCTAGTGCGTCTCGTTGCTCCTCAAGAGTCTTAAGGCGGTTTTCTGCTGTTGTCTCAAAGGTCATCACAGCCCTCCCCCTGGCACACAATCGCCGTCTGCCCCTCGTCCAAGGTCGTGTTGATCCCCTTGCCCATCCGCGCCGTCAGCGGGTTGGCGAGCGCAGGCGAATATTCGGCCCGTGTAGGCATCTTGTCCGTTAAGCCCCCCCCCTGGTGCGCGCCGTCTGAGAGGGTGCCGACTGTTTGCTCCTCTGGACACGGAACCAACTTAGAAAGTTGGTGCATATCGCCACGGTCAAAACCCTTTGAATCTCGTGCTGACAAGCTGCCAGCAATGGCCGATGTGTAATCGCTCGGCCTCACGAAATTGTCTCCGTTCTGGCTGAAGATGGCTTGGTTGTCGTCTCCGATTCCGCCACTGCGCGCAGAGCCTCGGACAAGAGTGGCGGCAGTTCTTTCCCGCGCTTCTCTGCTCGGCGCAGGATTCCGGCGCACGCTTTCTGACTCAAATAGAACCGTTGCGGCAGCGGCCCCGTCTCCAAGACATCCGACAACGAACACACGGCGACGGCGCTGGGCCACTCCGAACCATTGTGCGTCCAGCACCCGGTAGGCCCAC